ATGATTGAATATGACCTTAAGGACGATAGTCAAGCCGCATTAACTGTAAAGGTTAAAAATGGACGTAATGAAAGAGTTATAAATGTACTTTTCGACGATATTGCAAAACTGGTTTATAAAATATTAATAATTGAAAGGGGTAATAAATAATGAATAAATTAACTACAATCAAAAATGTAGTAACATCCAAAGCAGGAAGAGGTCTGTTACAGATTAGAAAGGTTAGTCCAGAAATACTGTTAGTTGCTGGAGTTGCTGGAGTAATAACCAGTACAGTGCTAGCATGCAGAGCCACACTTAAAGTAGAAGAGATTGTTGGGGATGCGTTAATAGATATTAACAAAATAGAACAGGTTGCTGCAGAAAACAACGAAACAAAGTATTCAAAGAAGGATGCTGCAAAAGATTTGTTCATAGTAAGGGTTCAGACAGGAGCGAAGATTGCTAAGTTATATGGTCCATCAATAGCAGTAGGTGTTGTATCACTAGCATGCTTACTTGGTTCACACAATATTCTACAGAAGAGAAATGTTGCTCTTATGTCAGCATACAAAGCTCTTGAGACTGGTTTCAACGAATATAGGAAAAGAGTTGTTGATGAGTTAGGTGTTGATAAGGATACTGAGTATAGATATGGAATATCTAAAGTTAAAGTAACTACTATTGACGAGAATGGTGTTGAAACTTCAAAAATGGTTAACAACATTAACATGACTGATAGTATATATGCAAGAGAATTCTCAGAAAAGACAGCAAAAGAATGGTCACCAAATCCTGAATACAATCTTATGACTCTTAAATGTCGTCAGAACTATGCCAACGATTTACTGAATGCTAGAGGACATCTATTCTTAAATGAAGTATACGACATGCTTGGTATCAAAAGGTCTGATGCTGGTGCTGTTGTAGGATGGGTTAAGGATAATGTTGATGGAGATGGTTTTGTAGATTTCGGGATTTACAAAGATTTAAATTGTCAGGAATATGTTAATGAATATGGAACTAGCTGGTTGTTAGACTTCAATGTTGATGGTGTCATATTTGATTTGATTTAATGAAAGGGGTAGAAAAAAATGAAAAAATACGGATGTATGGCAATGTTGTTTGACCTATTTATGATATTTATAACTGGTGGTCTATGGCTCATATGGATTCTAGTTAGGTTCTTGAGGACTCACTAAAATGAGCACGAAGTATATTCCAATGGAGTATGATAATCTTGGAGGGTATGTACGACAATTGTTCTATCTACTAGAAGACAATGTGTTTGTTAATGAATTTGGTATAGTTGTATTTAATATCTTTGATTACATTACTCCAAACGAGTTAATGTTGTTTAAAGCAACAAAAGAATATACACAGATACCATCAAGAAACGGGTTTATGATAGAACTATTATGCCAAGAGTTAAATTTTGATTATTGAAAGGGGAGAATGATATGTATAAAAATATAGGATTAGTATTATTAGGGGCCTTAATCGGGTCCCTTATTACTTACAAATATCTTACAGTGAACTATGAAGAAGTTGAAGATGACAAGAAATCAGCTGAAAAATTAGCAGCGGAACTTGCAGAATATAGAAAACCGAAAGAGCATCTATCAATTGGAGGTTATAATATACCAACACCTGGCGAAGTTATAGAGTTAATTGATAAGGCATCTTTACACCCAGGTATGGACTCTGAAGAAAGAACCAGGACCAGAGAAGATATAGAAGAAGAACGAATCGAATATGCCAAAGAGGTACTTGGATATACTGGTGATGAAGATGAGGAAATTGAATTCATACCTAATCCAAGGCAGACAGAAATACAGGATAAACCCTTTGTAATTACTGTAGACTTATTTGCCGAGGACTGTGTCAACTATGATAAACTCACAGTCTATTATTATGAGGTTGATAATGTTTTAGTAGATGAGGGTGATGATGCACAGATGGATATTGAAACATCTATAGGTTATGAGGCTTTAGATGAATTCGGATATGGCAATCCTAACCCTGACTTAGTGTATGTACGTAATGATCATTTAGAGATTGATTATGAGGTTATACGACTTGGTGATTCTTATGAAGAGAGCGTGATGGAGTATGAAAAGTAGACTAGCGGATAACTATTATGAATGGTTATGTAACCTTATAGATGTGGAACAGGAGGGGGCATCCTATTGGAAATTAACCAATGATATGCAATCTAAACCATTCTATTGGACAGTACCCAATGATGATAATCGAGCATATGATGGTAAATTACTTAGGACAGATTTTTGCGATGCGATGGATATCGAATACAATTATGATGATTTTGACCAGGAGACGTCTATGCTCGAATTGATTATTGGAGTAGCATATCGATGTGAAAGTATTACCATACAACATGGTCGAGGCTTCAAAATGATAGACTGGTTTTGGAGATTATTGGACAATTGCGGACTGGGAAAGTGTACGGACGATAACTACGATGAAGAGTACGTTTGTTGCACTTTGGAGGCAATTATTAAAAGAACCTATAAAAGAGATGGGTATGGAGGTCTTTTCCCCCTTAAAAAGGCTAACCAAGACCAGAGAAAAATAGAGATTTGGTATCAAATGCATGCATATTTGAATGAAAACTACTATAATTGAGTAAAAAATGTTGCAGTTGTTGCAGTTGTTGCAGTTTCAAAATAAAAGTGCAACACCCTCTAGACCTTGATATGACTGGGTTAAGAGACTTTTGTTGCATTGTTGCACTTTTTTTCTATAACTATATAGGAGAAAATAAGTAGTATATATAAGAGTTTTACAAAATAAAAGTGCAACAGCAACATTTTACAAAGAAAGGAGGACATTCTTGGATTTTTACAAAATAAAATCAAGACCAGTTAAGCAGGGAGTCATCGAACTATCTCCTGATTTCAAAGTATGTAAATGCAAAGATTTGATGATTCGTGGTAAATCATTTTATGCAATATGGGACGAAGAAAAAGGATTATGGTCTACTGATGAATATGAAGTACAAAGATTAGTAGATGAAGAATTGATTAAAGCTAGAGATGATGAAACCAAAAATAGTGATTCAATTGTAAAAGTAAAATTGATGATGGAGTTTTCAAATAAGTCATGGGTAGAGTATAGAAACTTTATGAAAAACATATCTGACAATTCCCATCAGTTGGACACAGAATTAACATTCCAGAATACCGAGATAAAAAAGAAAGACTATGTAAGTAAGAAGCTACCATATCCATTAGAGGAAGGAAGGTGTGATGCTTTTGATGAACTCATCGGAACCTTATATGACCCAGAAGAAAGAGCAAAACTCGAATGGGCAATTGGAGCAGTTATCGCAGGAGACGCAAAGAATATACAAAAATTTATTGTGCTCTATGGAGAGGCGGGAGCAGGTAAATCCACAATCCTCAACATTATCCAAAAATTATTTGAAGGCTACTATACAACCTTTGAAGCAAAGGCCCTAACTACAAATAATAATTCTTTTGCCATGGAAGTATTTAGAACAAATCCACTAGTGGCAATACAACATGATGGTGACCTCTCAAAGATTGAAGATAATACAAAACTCAATTCAATCATATCTCACGAAGAGATGACTATGAATGAGAAGTATAAGCCATCATATACATCTAGAGTTAATTGTTTTCTGTTTATGGCTACTAATAAACCAGTAAAGATAACAGATGCAAAATCAGGTATCATAAGAAGACTTATAGATGTTAAACCATCTGGTAAAAGACTTCCATCCAAGAAGTATATGGCTCTTATGTCTAAGATAGACTTTGAACTTGGAGCAATAGCACAACATTGTTTTAATGTATATAAGAATATGGGTAAGCACTATTATAATTCTTATAAACCATTAGAGATGATGTTTCAAACTGATATGTTCTTTAATTTTGTAGAAGATAATTTCTATGAATTTAAAAAAGATGATGGTATAACCTTAAGTAGAGCATTTACCTTATACAAGGAATATTGTGAGGATTCATTGATAGATTACAAACTATCAAAGACAAAGTTTAGAGAGGAACTTAGAAATTATTTTAAATATTTCTCAGGTGGAACTGCCATTCGTGTAAATGGGGTTATAACTAGAAATTATTATTCTGGGTTCTTAGATACCAAGTTCAATTCTGAATCAAAAAAAGAAGAGGAAATACCAAACACCCTAGTGTTAGACTCAACCGAATCCATATTTGATAAAGAGTGTTCCGAGTGCCTAGCTCAGTATGCTAATGAATATGATACTCCAAACAAAAAATGGGCAGATGTAAAAACTAAATTAAAAGATATAGATACATCACAGGTACATTATGTTAGATTACCAGAGAATCATATTGTAGTAGACTTTGATTTAAAGGATGACAAAGGGGAGAAGTCACTAGAATTAAATACAGAAGCAGCAAGTAAATGGCCACCTACATATGCCGAGTATAGTAAGAGTCAAGCAGGAGTGCATCTTCATTATATTTATGAAGGCGATCCAAACCAACTTAGTAGACTATATTCAGAAGGCATAGAAATCAAAGTGTTTAATGGTAATAGTTCTTTGCGAAGAAAGTTGTCTAAGTGCAACCATATTCCCATTGCTACCATAAACTCTGGATTACCACTGAAAGGAGAAAAAATGATCAACTTTGAAAGTGTAAAAAGTGAGAAAGGATTAAGAGAATTAATCAAACGAAACATGGAAAAAGAAATTCATGCTGGAACAAAACCTAGTATGGACTTCATATACAAGATATTAGAAGATGCCTATAATTCAGGTTTGGGTTATGACATTACTGATATGCGACCTAGACTATTAGCATTCGCTAGTAACAGCAGTCACCAAGCAGATTACTGTATAAAACTACTTGGTCAGATGAAACTCAAATCTGAGGACATAAGTTCACCTTTGAATGATTATGATCCCAAAGAAGAATTAATGTTTTTCGATGTTGAAGTATTCCCTAATCTATTTGTAGTTGTTTGGAAGACCAAAGGGAAACAGGCAGTAAAGATGATCAACCCAACACCATTAGAGATAGAATCACTTCTGAAATATAGGTTAGTGGGATTCAATTGTCGTAGGTATGATAACCATATTATGTATGCTCGTTATATTGGGTACACTAATGCAGAGTTATACACCTTAAGTCAGAGGATTATATCCAATAGTCCTAATTGTATGTTTGGAGAGGCTTACAATCTATCCTATACTGATGTATATGACTTTGCATCAGCTGGTAATAAGAAGAGTCTTAAGAAATTTGAAATAGAATTAGGTATACATCATCAAGAACTTGGACTTCCATGGGATGAGCCAGTGCCAGAAGAGCTGTGGACTAAGGTAGCAGAATATTGTGTTAATGATGTAGAGGCTACTGAAGCAGTATTTGATCATCTTGTAGGTGACTGGACAGCAAGACAGATATTAGCAGAGTTGAGTGGATTGACAGTTAATGATACAACAAATGCTCACTCTACAAGAATCATATTTGGTACCAATAGAAAGCCACAAGATGTATTTGTGTATACTGATCTTAGTGAACAGTTTCCAGGTTATAAATTTGATTTTGGAAAGAGTACTTATAGAGGCGAAGAGGTTAGTGAAGGTGGACATGTATATTCAGAACCAGGAATGTATACTAAGGTAGCCCTACTAGATGTGGCATCAATGCATCCATCAAGTATTGAGTTACTAGATATGTTTGGCCCATATACTAAAAAATTCTCCGAAATCAAGAAAGCAAGACTGGCAATTAAACATGACAACTATGAAGCTGCTAGTAAAATGTTGGATGGTAAGCTAGCTAAATTCTTGAACAATCCTAATTACAAATCTGATGATTTATCAAATGCTTTGAAGACAGTAATCAATTCAGTATATGGATTAACCTCAGCTAAATTTGAGAATGCTTTCAGAGACCCAAGAAACATAGATAATATAGTAGCCAAAAGAGGAGCTCTCTTTATGGTAGACCTCAAATATGCAGTACAAGAAAAAGGATTTACTGTAGCACATATTAAGACAGACTCCATAAAGATACCAAATGCAACTGAGGAAATTATTCAGTTTGTTATGGACTTTGGACTCAAATATGGGTATGACTTCGAACATGAAGCTACCTATGAAAAGATGTGTTTAGTTAATGATGCTGTATATATTGCTAAATATGACAGTAAGGGTTTAATAGGTAAAGGTGGGAAACATGCTGGTGAGTGGACAGCTACAGGAGCACAGTTTATTCAGCCATATGTATTTAAATCATTGTTTAGTAAAGAACTATTAACTTTTGCGGATACCTGTGAAACAAAATCTGTAACTACAGCCTTATATTTAGATATGAATGAAGACCTACCACCAGAAGAACATAAATATCACTTTGTAGGAAAGGTTGGGTCGTTCTGTCCAATCAAACCAGGAAAGGGTGGTGGTATATTACTAAGAGAAAAAGAAGGAAATTATCATGCAGCAAGTGGTAGTAAAGGATTTAGATGGCTTGAAGCAGAGATGGTTCATATTCTTAATAAAGAAGCAGACATCGATCATGCATATTATAATAAGTTGGTTGATGATGCATTAACTAATATATCCAACTTTGGTGATACTGAATGGTTTATATATAGTGAGTCACCTAAACCAAGAAATTTATGTTCAACCCCATGTGGAAAAAATAATGATACTCTTTGTGAAAGTTGTAATAACTTATCAGAAGAAGAGGATATCTTATTATGTAAACTTGGTTCACATTTTAAACCAACACTATTACCATTTTGAAAGGAGAACAATAATGAAATGTCCAGATGAGAGGATATATATTGGAAAGTGTAACAAATGTCAAAAAGAATATAGCATGCCATATATTTACTGTTGTTTAACAGAATGTGGAGAACATGAATTTTGTCAAAATTGTAAAGTAAGAAAGGGGATTAATAATAATGATGATCAAGAATAATTTAGTAATAGAAAACGCGAGGATAGGATTCAGAAACTTTAGTGGAAAGGCTGCCAAGTTTAATCCAGTAGGAAGAAGAAATTTCTGTGTGTTCCTAGATATGGTTGATGGTCATAAATTGGAAAACGATGGATGGAATGTCCGTTGGTTACAGCCTAGAGAAGAAGGAGAGGATATGGTACCATATTTACAGGTTGCAGTATCATATGATAACATAGCGCCTAAGATAGTCTTAGTAACTAAGAAGAGGAAGACTGTACTTGATGATATTTCAGTAAGTGAATTAGATACTGCTGAGATAGAAAATGTCGATTTGATCATTAGACCTTATAATTGGGATGTTCAGGGTAAAGAAGGAGTTAAAGCATATGTTAAGAGTATGTATGTTACAATAGTAGAAGACGAATTCGCCGAAAAGTATTATGATTAGTCTTCGAGACTATCAGATAGAAGCAATTGATAAACTAAAGTCAGGCTCCATCCTTTGTGGTGGGGTCGGCTCTGGTAAATCGAGAACTGCCATAGCTTATTATTTTCTGAAAGAATGTAAAGGTACTATGAATGTAAATGGTGTTGGGGAATTCTCTCCCATGACAAAACCAAAAGACCTTTATATCATTACAACAGCTAAGAAAAGAGATACTTTAGAATGGGAAGGGGAATGTACTCCTTTCCTTATATCAACAAAGAAAGATTGTGGTATGAGTACAGTCATCGTTGACTCATGGAATAATATATCAAAGTATATCAAAGTTAGGAATGCATTCTTTATATTTGATGAACAGCGATTAGTTGGTTCAGGCACCTGGGTCAAATCATTCTTAAAGATAGTAAAGAACAATAATTGGATTCTTCTTAGTGCTACACCAGGTGATACTTGGACCGACTATATTCCTGTCTTCATAGCTAATAAGTTCTATAAGAACCGTACTGAGTTTCTTAGGCGACACGCCGTATATAATCGATTTACAAAATATCCAAAGATAGAGAGCTTTATGGAGCAAGGTCACCTTAGCCGATTAAGAGAACAGATAACCATAAGAATGGAATATACCAAACAAACAATTGCAATTGATAAAACTATAAATGTTCCATTTAAAAAAGAACCTCTTGACACAGTTCTCCTTAAACGATGGAACCCATATACTGAGAAACCAATCAAGTCCATCAGTGAAGTATGCTATCTAATGAGAAAGGTGGTTAATAGTGATCCGTCTAGGTTGGAAGAAATAACTAAGATAATCAAGGAGCATCCGAAAGTAATCATATTCTATAATTTTGATTATGAGTTGTCTATGCTTAAAGAATTAGGTGACACATTAAAAATATCAACCAGTGAATGGAATGGACATGCCCATCAAGAGATTCCAAAAACTAAATCATGGATATATTTAGTTCAGTATACAGCGGGTGCAGAGGGTTGGAATTGTATAGAGACAGACACAATCATATTCTACTCACAAAACTATTCATACAAGACCATGGTTCAGGCAGCGGGACGAATCGACCGTCTTAATACACCATTCACATACTTGTATTACTATCATATTAAGTCAAACTCAATAATAGACCTAGCAATAGCAAGGGCATTAAAAAATAAAAAGAATTTCAACATACATCGTTTTATAGATTCTTAACCTCGCGAAAATAACATATACTATAATAGAGGGATAGAATAAGCCCATCTTATTATTTTGTTTTTGCAAAGGAGATAATCCATGTTAGAAAGTAAGTTCCAATCTAAGTTAATTGATGAACTTGAATTCCTATTTAAAGGATGTATAATTCTAAAAAATGATGCTAATTACATTCAAGGCTTTCCTGATTTATTAATACTATATAATAATACCTGGGCTGCTCTAGAATGTAAACAAAATTCTAAATCCAGCTATCAACCTAACCAAGAATACTATCTTGGAGTACTGGATAAGATGTCCTATGCTAGTGCAATATGGCCTGAGATAAAGGAGGAAGTAATAAATGAACTTCAACACACATTTCGAACTAGCAGGTCAACATGCATTCCTTAGTGCATCCAAATATCATTGGGTGAACTATGATGAAGAGAAACTTGCATCTACTTACTCTAAATTTTTAGCAACTATGCAGGGAACTAGATTGCATGAGTTTGCTAGTGAGTGTATAAAATTAGGAATCAAACTTCCTAAATCAAAGAAGACAATGAACCTTTATGTAAATGATGCTATAGGTTATAAGATGGCAACAGAACAACCTTTGTATTATTCAGAGAATTGTTTTGGCACAGCGGATGCCATATCCTATAGACAAAACTTGCTTAGAATTCATGATTTAAAAACTGGAATTACTCCAGCATCTATGAGACAACTAGAAGTATATACTGCTTTATTCTGTTTAGAATACAAGATAGACCCAACTTCTATAGATACAGAATTAAGATTATACCAAATGGATGAGGTTCTAATTCATACCCCACCAACAGAAGATATCCTACATATCATGGACAAAATTATAGTATTCGACCAAAAGATTACTAAATTAAAGATTGGAGGAGAATATGATTATCTATAATGAACTAAGTCATATTGGCACTGGCACCTCTGGTCGATATCCAAAAGGGTCAGGACAAATGCCACAAAGAAGTAAAACACTACTAACTCAAATAGAAGAATTGAAAAAACAAGGTATGACTGATAATGAAATAGCAACAGGATTAGGCATGAACTCTAACCAATATAGACAAAGAAGATCAATTGCCAACGCTGACCAGAAAATAGCAGATGCTCATAAAGCTATGATGTTAGAACAAAAGGGATATAGTAATGTTAAGATTGGTGAAATCATGGGTAGAAATGAATCATCAATTCGAGATTTATTAAAACCAGGTGTTTTAGAAAAAGCCAGTACAATTAGAAACATATCTAATATGTTGAAAGATGAACTAGACACAAAACCTGGTTATGTTGATATTGGTGTTCAAACAGAACAATATATTGGTATTAAAAGAACTCAACTTAAAACAGCTGTTAGATTACTAGAAGAAGAAGGGTATGTAACACATGAAATTCCAATTGACCAACAAGGTACTGGTAAAATAACAACTATGTTAGTAGTTGCTAAACCAGGAACTACATGGGCAGAAGTTATGAACAACAAAGATAAAATTCACATGATTAATGATAAATATTCTGAAGATGGTGGTCGAACTATTCTTGGAATTGAGACCCCTAATAGTATAAGTTCCAAACGAGTTAAAATAAACTATGCGGATGATGGTAGTGGCGGAAAAGAAATGGATGGTGTTATCCAATTAAGAATGGGTGTTCCTGAATTATCTTTAGGGAGTAAGCGATATGCTCAAGTTCGTATAGCTGTAGATGATACTCATTACTTAAAAGGTATGGCTATATATACTGATAAACTCCCTCCAGGAATTGATGTAATGTATAACTCCAATAAATCAAAAACTACACCAGCTAGTAAAGTGTTTAAATCAATGGCCGATGAGAAAACTGGATTAATAGATCCTGATAACCCATTTGGTGCAACCATTAGACAAAAACATTTTGTAACTGAAGAAGGTAAAAAAACACCAGGTTCAGGTAAAATGTTAGAATTAAAGAATGAAGGTAAATCTTATTCTGAAATAGCTAAAATAATGAAAATACCAGAAGATTTGGTTAAAAAAAGTGTAAAGGTAAGTGCCTTAAATATAGTTAATGAAGAAGGCGATTGGGAAAAATGGTCTAAAAATATATCATCTCAGATGTTATCTAAACAAACCCCAGATCTTGCCAAACAACAACTCGGATTAGCTTATGCCTCTAAGAAAAAAGAATTTGATGAAATTATGACTCTGACTAATCCAACTGTTAGAAAAAAACTACTTGATGGCTTTTCTGATGATTGTGATTCAGCAGCTGTACATCTAAAAGCAGCGGCTCTACCAAGACAAGGGTCAAGAGTTATATTACCAATTCCAAGTATGAAGGATACAGAGATATATGCTCCAACCTATCGAAATGGGGAAAAAGTAGTTCTTGTTAGATATCCACATGGTGGTATATTTGAAATACCAGAACTAACAGTTAACAATCAGCAACCAATTGCTAAAAAACTTCATGGAAAACTAATTGATGCTGTTGGTATACATCCTAAAGTAGCTGAAAGATTGTCAGGAGCAGATTTTGATGGTGATACTGTTTTAGTTATTCCTAATAGAGGAAGAAATGGTAAACCATTAATAAGAACTGAACCAGCTCTTAAACAACTTGAGGATTTCGATCCAAAAGCATTATACAAATTACCTGACTCAGCACCAAAAATGTCATCTCGTACTAAAGGTATTGAAATGGGAAATGTTTCTAATCTTATTACAGATATGACTATTAAGGGTGCAAAAAATGAGGAAATAGTTAGAGCCGTTAAACATAGCATGGTTGTAATCGATGCTGAAAAACATCATTTAGATTATAAACAATCAGCTATTGATAATGGTATTGCTGCTTTAAAAAAGACTTATCAAGGTGGTGCAATAAGAGGAGCTTCTACCTTAATATCCAAAGCCTCTTCTGATTATAGAGTTGATGATCGAGTAATTGGAACCGGTAATGGTATTATTAATCCCAAAACAGGTAAAGAAAAGAGAATATATATTGACCCTGTTACAGGAAATAAATTATATACAAATACAGGAAAGTCCTATATCAAGAAAACTGTAACTATAACCGATCCAGAAACAGGAAAGAAGAAAATACTTAGTGTATATAATGCTCTTGTTAAAAAGGCATTGTTAGAGAATCCTAATCTGCCTATTAAAGAAACAGTTGTCACGAAAACAATCAAGTCTACTAAGATGGCAGAAGCAAAAGATGCATTTGAGTTATCATCTGGAACTACTATGGAAACGGTATATGCTGAGCATGCAAACAAATTAAAAGCATTAGCAAATGAGTCAAGGAAAGCATACATCAGTACCCCACCTTCTTTGTACTCCGCCTCTGCAGCAAAGACCTATGCTAAAGAAGTAGCTACACTTAATGCTAAACTAAACGTAGCGTTAAAGAATGCTCCTCTAGAGAGGAATGCAAATAGAATAGCAGGACTCAATATAGCAGCCAAGAAGGCAGCCAACCCTGACATGGAACTCAGTGAGATTAAAAAGTACAAGTATCAAGCCTTAGCAGAAGCAAGAGCTAGAATGGGTGCGAAAAAAGATCCTGTCGAGATAACAAATAAAGAATGGGAAGCTATACAAGCAGGTGCTGTTAGTAATAACACATTAAGTCAGATACTTAACAATGCTAGCCCTGATTTAGTTAAGCAATTAGCAACACCTAGAGTTAAACCTACAGTGACAACAGCACAAGAATCAAGGATGAAAAACTTAATTAAGAGTGGCCATACTCAAGCAGAGATAGCCGATGAATTAGGTGTATCAACTTCTACAGTATCATCATACATGAACTAAGAAAGGAGTAATCTTTATGAAACAATCAATGTTAACTACAACCGATAATCCATTCGATCCATTCGATGATTTCGATGAATGGTATGCCTTTGATGAATCAAAAGGTTATCATTCTCTTAGTTACTTATCTAGAATAGTAAGAACAAGTGATGAACTAAGTGAACTCGATCAGCATTTAGCAATTGAATCTGCTATTGATGACATAATTAAATTAAATCTTTTAGGAATCTATACGCGAGCAACTAAAGATGTAGAATAAACCAATAGTGGGGGGTCCCTCGCAAATCCTACCCCCCCTCCATAT